CTGTGGATTTTTGAACGCGTGAGAGGCGGCGTATGGCTTGCCTCCGGCCTCGTCGCCCGCGTTCAAAAATCTTTTTTATGATAATCCGTAGTTGTAGTTATCCCACGATCCGGGACGTTACGAAGCTACGGTTTTTATTTTGAGAGTGACAGGAGGCGGGCGCTGTGATTTACCGGCAGGGCAGAAATTACGAAAACCTCAACCGCGTAATGTTCGACGGTGCGGGCGAATACGACACGCCGCGCCTCTTGCCTACTGAAATAAAAGCGGACAGCTTTATAGGCTTTAACTATGCAAAGACCTGTAAAGAGCCTCACAATAAAGGTGTTCACTTTTTCATTGACGACTATCAATTTGTCAGGTGTTGGACGAACCCGGACGCATACCTTGAGCTTTTGCAGAAATTCAAGTGCGTTTGTACACCTGATTTTTCAACATATACCGACTTCCCAAAGGCTATACAGATATACAATCATTACCGCAAGCATTGGCTGGGCGCGTATTGGCAAAACTACGGTGTCAACGTCGTACCTACAATCAGTTGGAGCGACGAAGCAAGTTTTGATTGGTGCTTTGACGGTGAGCCTGTAGGCGGCTTGGTGGCTGTGTCCTCGGTGGGTACGCAGATGAACGCGAACGCCCGCGCTTTGTTTATGGCAGGGTATAACGAAATGATGAAGCGGCTCAAGCCCTCCGGTATTTTCTTTTACGGCTTTGTACCCGAAGGCTGTACGGGTAACATTATACCGCTGTCTACGTTTCAAGACGGGCTGAAACAGCGGACTAATAAAAACAAGAGGTGAAACAGCTTGCAGAAATCCACATTTAGATACTATTTCAAAAGGCTCGGCGGCGTTTTCGTTACGGATAAGGTTGTGCTTTTCCGTAGACCGTTGCAGCTCTACAGCTTAGCGGCTGATAAGGTTATTGGCGACTTCAAGGATCTTGAAGAAGCCTTTGCTTTTGACTTTGGCGGCAAGACGCTTGCACAGGTAATTGAAGGCTGGGCGCGTATTCCTGTTATGGCAAAGAACGGAGGCAGGGGCGGCGGCTCAGGTATGGGCTTTAGTGGCGGCTGGCCCGCAGCCGGCGGCGGTGGCGGTAGCGGCTTTAGCTCAAGAGATTTACCCGCCCGTATGAACGTCAGGCTTAGCGGCGCGTCACGATCCTATGATGATATGCTCCGCGATTTTGCAAAGGCACACGCCGGGGCCGGCGAAGAACACGGCATTACTGTTGACGCCCACGGCTTTACAACGCAGTACATACACGGCACGGCCGGCGCTGTAGCAATCAGCGGTAGAACGGGTGAAATTGTCGTACACAATCACCCCGCCGGCGGTTGGCCTACTTTCAGTAAGGAAGATGTTGTTGCTACGGCAATGGAAAGCTCACGGGGTATTGTTGCGGTCAGCTCTACCGCAGGGCGTAGCGCAGACACGGCGAAATACGCCGGCACGTACACCTTTGTAAAAGGTCAGAGGTTTAACGCCTCCGGCTTTGTCAAGGGCGTAAACAGCGCGAAGCTCAGCGGCAAAGACTACAACGACGCCGTTGATAAGTGGCTGAGGGCGAATCAGAAGAAATACGGGTACAGCTATACCTACGTTAAGGCGAAATAATCAGCGGGAGGTGTAAAGCGTGAGCAGACCGCAGGATAAAAACCTTATCCCTCTTACTGAACGTAGCGAAGAAGAAGCTCACGCTATCCGTTCCGCAGGGGGTAAGGCAGTACAAGAGAAGAAACGACAGCAAAAGCTAATGGCAGAGCTGTTGCAAGTATATTCCGATCTTCCGATAAATGATAAAAAGCGCAAGGGGCGGCTTAGGCGGTTAGGTATAACCGACGAAGATATGACGCAAAAGACCTTGATTGCAGACGCGATTATGCGTAGCGCACAGGCTGGCAACACTTACGCTATTCAGCTTTATCTTGACCTTGTAGGCGAAAGCGGGCTTGGAGGCTCGACGAAAGAAAACAATCTGCTTGAGGCTATACAAGACCACACGAAGGAGGATATAGACACAGATGATATACCAGAGCTTCAGCAAGCGGCAGAATCTGACGCTGACGTGGTGGAATAGACCGCGCTTTAAGGGCTATGACGGTATAATCTGTGACGGCTCAATCCGTAGCGGCAAGACGGTAGCAATGACCGTCGGCTTTTTGCTTTGGAGTATGAGCAGCTATAACGGACAGAGCTTTGGTATTTGCGGTAAAACTATAGCAAGTTTACGCAGAAATGTTATCACCCACATTCCGCAATGGGTTGAGGGAGTTTTTACTGTCGTAGACCGTCCCAGCGAAAACAAGCTGATTATATCATCAGGCAATGTAACGAACACATATTATATGTTCGGCGGTAAAGATGAATCAAGCTACACATTGGTACAGGGCGTCACGTTGGCGGGCGTCCTCTTTGATGAAGTGGCGCTTATGCCGCAATCATTCGTAGATCAGGCAATGGCGCGTTGTAGTGTTCGCGGTTCAAAATTTTGGTTTAACTGCAACCCCGAAAATCCCGGACATTGGTTTTATGTAGAGTGGATCAAGAAGGCGCGGGAGCATAACATACTTTATCTTCATTTCACAATGGACGATAACTTGAGCCTTGCGCCTGAGATTAAAGAGCGTTATGAGAGTATGTACACCGGCGTATTTTACCACCGGTATATTCTCGGTTTATGGGTAAAGGCTGAGGGCCTTGTTTATCCTATGTTTGACCGCAGCGCTCATATTGTAGGTGGTACGCCGGAATACAACCCGCGTCACCGGTACTATGTGTCTATTGACTATGGCACGGTCAACCCATTTGCCGTCGGCCTGTATGATTTCAGCCCGGCAGAGCAAAAGGCAACAAAGATTAGGGAGCTTTATTACAAAGGCGGCAGCAGTAACCGTATTGATAATGAAGCCTATTATAAAAAGCTCAAAGAGCTTATCGGCGGTTTTCCGCTACAGTATCTTATCATTGATCCGTCCGCAAGCTCAATGATTGAAACGATACAGAAATACGGTGATTACCTCGTTGTTAAGGCTGATAACGACGTTTTGAATGGTATTCAAGACGTGACGAAATTCCTTAACGCCGGCGCGCTTTATTTTCATAAAAGCTGTAAATGCACTTTTGATGAATTTGAATCGTATTCTTGGGACGAAGAATCACTTGAGGATAAGGTCATAAAAGAGAACGATCACGCAATGGACGAACTCAGGTATTTTTGCCGGACGGCGCTGAGAAATGAATTGAAGTGGATAGTATAAGCAAAAGGCGGTGATGAAATGAATTTTTTTACGCGCCTATTAAGGAGGATTCAAATGCTCTTTCTGAATAGCGGTACTGATATAGGCAAGGAGTTTGGCGTTGAACTCATTTCATCTAATGAAATGAACACCGCCTTGAAGAAATGGGAAAACATATCAACCGGGCAGCCCTCTTGGTTAAATAGCGCGGACGGTATTGAAACGGTCAATATGGCAAAGCATATTAGCGACACACGTGCAAAGCTGACAACGCTTGATATTGGTATTGCCGTTTCCGGCTCAGCCCGTGCGGATTATCTGCAAGGGGTTGTTGATGAACTCTTGAAGCGTTTACCCGACCGCGTAGCTGAGGCTGACCGTATGGGCGGCATTATGATAAAGTGGAACGGCAAAAGCTGGGATTTCATCTTGCCGGGCAACTTTGGTGTAACTGAGAAGGACAGTAACGGTGAAATCATAGGCGCTATATTCGCCGCGCACACCTCGCAAGGCAGCGCACACTATACCCGTCTTGAATATCACAGGTTTGAGGGTAACGTGCAGGACGGCGGTAGGCTTTACCGCGTATCCAATAAAGCCTATAAAAATCAGCTTAGCCGTAAAGGTGAAATCACGCTTGGCGCTGAGGTGGCGCTTGATAAGATTGACGCTTGGGCGCACTTAACGCCGGAAATCGGTATTAGACAGCTTGAAAAGCCGCTTTTCGCTTACTACCGTGTACCCGGCGCGAATACTATTGATCCGTCCTCCCCGCTCGGTTTGTCCGTGTTCGCAAACGCTATTACAGAGCTGAAAGCTATTGATATTGCCGTAAGCCGTAAGAATATGGAGGTTGAGGACAGCAAGAAGATTACCTTTGTCGGTCAAGCGCTTGTTCAGAGCGCTCAAAACAAAGGTGTTGAGCTTCCCCGCTTTGTACAGGGCCTCGGTATGGGCTTGAACGATACTGAAACCTCTGCAATTCACGAACATACGCCGGTATTGCTTACGGATCAGCGTATCAAGGATATTAACTTTAACTTGTCTATGGCCGGCGTCAAATGTGGCTTTTCGGAAGGCGTGTTTGTGCTTGACGGTCAAACAGGTATGATTACCGCGACACAGGTTGAAGCTGAC